AGTACAAGAGAATCTTTAAGCCGCGCGCGCGATCTGGCAGGCGCGCGCGAGGAAATCAGTTCAGGGGGGGTAAAGGGGGGAAAAGGGGGGTCAAAAATTACTTTTTGCCAGGTATTATCACGGTGGGGCAGGGCAGACAAGCGTTCTAATTAGTTGAAGTAGAAGCGTAAAGCGAATATCTGACAGTCAGTGCTGCCGCAGCCGTTGCTGTCTGCAATATCGATTCGCAGATAGTCGCTATCAACTGGTGTGATGTCACCGCCGAGCGTCTGTACACCAGCGGACGCACCGCCGAAACTATGTGCTAATGTCACCACACCAGCGACCTTGATAAAGAAATTAAATTCGTCGATACCAGCACCAATGACATTGACATCGGCTTCTACACGATAAAATTCACTGGAGAAAGCTAAACCGCGTTCGATGCGGCATTCTGCCAGGCTGCCAACACCGCCAGCGCATTTTAATTCGAAGAATGAACCGCCAGCATCCCACTGACCTTTACTCAAGACCACCAGCCAGCTTTGTTGTCCGTTCGCCACAAAGTCAAAATCATAAAGCCCAGGGCAAGTAGAACAATCCGCTTCACCGTCGGCGTAAAGTGAGCCAGCGTTTGAAAAGCCGACGAAGCCCTGAAGTAAGTAAGCTAAATCCATCATGCCAGTGAAAGTTGTGTCGGCGATCTGCGCGACCCAAGCGGTTCGAGCTGCGTCCCAACCTGCCTGGGTAATGCTGCCGTTGGCTTCCAGATGATCGTAAAAAATACAAAGCAGTTTTTCGTAATTTTCCTCGCTGAATGCATCGCTGATCTCCAACAAGGTATAGCCTAATACCGCGCTTGCCACACCGAAAAACAATGAAGTCATCCAGCCAACACCTGGCAAAAGAACGGTTGCAACGGTGATAGAAGCATTCGCCACGCCGACTAAAGTAAACGCGGCTGCCACACCATCTACCCATTGGCGAACGAATGCGACCATGCCCGCAGCGCCAGCACATAGTGGGTCTGTCTCTGTGTTCGGTGGAAGCAAATAGGCTGGATTGTCGCGCGGATCGACGCTCGGATTTTCTACCCATGTTGTGCCGCCGTCGGTGCTGGTTTCTGGTACATCTTCGTCGAAATTAAATCTGGTATCGACCGGTGCGCCCTCATCCGGATTGAGCAGCTTCCGAATAACCATCATTGGCGCATTGACATCTACCATTTGTTACAGTTCCTCCAAGACCATAATAATTTGATGTTCTTCTTCTTCAGGATCGCCGAGATAATCCCTGGTAATTACACCAGGCGAATCGCTGAAAGTGTCTACTGTGCCGACGTCTACCGCATCGACGAACACGCGAATGATGCCGCCCAGGTCACCAGTTTTCCATGCCAGGCGAAAACGTGGGGCGATTGTCAGAAAGCTGATAGCTGCGCCGACGTTGCCGGAATAAGCGATAAAGCCAGCGATTGCCCAGTCTGCGAGCTGCGCGGTGAAGTCGCCGTCGTACACTCCGTACCAGTCTTGAGTTTCAGCACTCGCTTCGTCGTCACTGTCTGCGGCAGTGTCCCAAAACGGTGCTGGTACATCGGCGATGCACGTTGCGTCGAAACTAGCTTCGTATGCTTCCCAAACTATTTCTTGCCAGGCTGCTACAGCTTCCGCTGGTGTGAGATCGCCCCACTGATACCAATTATATTCCAGTGTGAGCAGTTCTACAGCACCCATCAGCAGCCCCAGCCAGTCGTCGGACGCTGGAACGCGAAACGTCCGACAAGCGGACGTTTCGATAGCTTCGTTCGGCGTGGGAAAGCCGCGCTGCGATTCGAAGTTTTTACCAGGTATAACCACCATCACTTGAGTCCACGAACGACCTTGTAACCGACGACGGAAACGGCGTTCGCCTGGGCAAGTGGGTTTCTCACGGGGAAGGCTTCGAGGGCGGTGGTCAGCGCAGCGACTTCTGTAGTGGTTGGGTCTACAGCGTCCCTGGCTCCGATATTGTCGATGTATTCGATGAGGGAAATATCCAGCGTGGGAATGAGGGCGGAAAAACGTGATCCGGTGACATCATCCTGGAACCAGATTTGTAGTGCGACCTCGCGCGCTGCGCCGTTGGTGGGTCGAGCTGCGACATACCGTGTGGTGTCGCCGTAAGTATCCTCGGCACGTACACCGAGGGCGAGGGCAGTGACGGCGGTGATGAGTGTCGCCCAGGCGGTTTGCTGGGCAGCAAAATTGCCAGCCGTTAGAACTGTGCCGAAGATGTGAAAGCTGGCTCGTTCGCCGCCAGCGTCGAGAAAGCTGATACTTGCGTCCTGGTACGATCCTGCTGGGAGAGTGGGCATTGACTGAGTCCTCTAGGTTATTTTCCGCTGGTGAACGCGCTTGCGCTGCCACCAGCGTAATTCTAAACACATGCGTAGTCAAGCATATGCCTACTTAAACGTTTAAATTTCGATTTTTTCGATCCCCCATGCCCATTCTGACCTGATCGCTGTCAAAATCGAAATGTAAACGTTTAACCGGCACTCAAAACGGCATCCTAGCAACAAACGTTTTCCTTTATGCGTCTGCGCTCGCGCGCGCTACACACACACACGCGCCACCCACACCGAGTCGAGAAGAAAAAGGTGGTGTGTGGGTGGGGGGGGGGGAAGAGGAAGGGCGGGTGGAGCACCAAAAAAAAAGAAAGGGGGGGGGGGGGGGGGGGGGGGGTAGTTTAGGTAAGTGCTTGTGAAGGGTAAAAATTTATTTTTGGAATCTTGCATAAATATTCTTGACTGTGATATCAAAGTGCGATATATTCATAAGTGTAAGGCAGAAACAAAACCAACTAACAGGAGTCAGACAGATGATCGCAACCATGACCAAAACAAAAACATTCAAATTGACAGACGGCAGCAAGAGCGGTTCTTTCTATGTTGCTTGTTACTACACAGTTGTGGGCGACTTAGTGAAGGTTCAAAAATACATGCACGACTCATGGAACATGCTGCCAAGTGGCTGGAAAAAAGCTGAGTTTATGACAGTTGAGGCTGCAAGAGCACACTATCGAAGCAATCTAAATCAAGGCTTCAAAGCCTAATCACCACTCGCCCCGGTTCGCCGGGGTAAACTTTAGTTGCCAAGGAGGGCAACATCATGGCCGGATGGACAATATCACTGAATTTCATGGGCTTCGGTTTGACTGTTGCCCAACAGCCTGAAGAGCAACAATGGATTCAACAGAGCCTGTCAAACGAGGCAGGGGGCGGCCTAAGGTCGAAAAGACGCAGAGGGCCGAGCGTGTTTACAAGGTTGATGAAGCGCCGGGGCGAGCCATCAGGTTCGTCTTCTCGCTATCATCGGCAGACCGTGCCAAAATCAGCAGGGTGGCGGCGAAGAACGGCGTGATGGATTCCGAGCAAGTGCGGCGTTGGATACGTGAAGCGCCAGAGTAATTCAAGGTAAATTTGGCTCATGCCCGCTATAATCCAATCTCACACAACCGGCGAAGGCCGGAGCGGGATTGTTGGCGGGTATGTTCGCCCACCAGTGATCACCAAACAAAGGGGGGCGCCCGGACCGCTCTGGACACGCTTTTTCAGTCGATCATTGATGGCCCGTGGTTTACGAGGTATGTGGGTTGCGGGCTAATTTATTTGTTTATTCAACCGTCACGTAGGTGTTTGCTGAATCCGTTGATCCGTCAGTGTGATTGACAATACAGGTCACTGTATAGCTTCCCACACTGGCCCAGGTGTGGTTGATGGCTGTTCCCAGCGTGACAGTGTCAGAAGATCCGTCACCCCACGAAATCGCGGCACTACTGATTCCGGTAGTGTTTCGGGTGCTGTAGGCAACGGCTGTAAACGCAACTCCAGCGGATCCAATGGCAGTGAGCTGGATACCACATGTTGGCAGGATGGATGGGATGCGTGATCCAAACGGAAGGCAAAGCATGTTTCCTTCGTTTGCGAATGCTGCTGCTCCGGTTTCTTCCGCTGGAACGACTGGGTCGCCTGAGTCGGGGTATCCACCACCACCACCACCGGAGGTCGCACGCTTCCAGGGAATCTGTTCCGTGAAGGTAATATAGCCTGATGTGGATCCTGTCGAGACCTGATCAAACTTCAGGAACTTTGAACCGATGAGCGATCCGCTGGAAAAGAATTCGATATGCACATATTGCCAGTTGTTGGACGCCTGAGTGAATGAAAATGAAATTCCAATGGAATCCGCAAAGCTGGCATCGACATTGAAAAGCGGATCTGGTGGTTCGTGCATGGTCTCGAATACGCCAGCCTGACTGTAAGCCACTTCGTCAGCCACTGGTAGGTCATAAGTACCTTTGACGACTCTGTGCGGGTCTGGAAGGCTCCATGCGTTGGGTGATGGTGGCGTTGCCCGTTTGTACCAGATGCTGGCTTTTGCCTGAATATTGTATCGGTCCATGCGACCAGGGTAATTGTCACACCACTGCTGCAAGAACCAGTGATGATAACCAGCCAATTGCAATGTCGAACCGTAAGTGGTTACGCCAGTGACCGGATCAGTTGAGTACAAATATGTACCTTGAATCGGCTCGTCTGGCCAAGGTGCAAAACCTGCGGCAACCACCCATTCAATATTTCCACCCCAACGATATTGGCGAGATACTGAGTTTTTAAATATGTGGTCGCCGAAATGGGCATGCCAACCGTTGGTCCTGATTCGGATACCACGTTGGCCATCAATAATCAAAAGCGTATCTGAGCCTGGCGTAATTTTGACCTTGTTCCCCGCAGGAATCAAAGAGCCGAGATTACTCCAGTTCTGAATCGTTGGAGTTTTCCCGCTCAGTTCAATTGTGCATTTACTCAGCAATTCCATTTTCATCGTGTGATAGATCTTGTGGTCGGTGCTATCACCGTGAGGTCCATACAAATAACTCATCCTGATTGGGCCGGCATAGCGATCAAAATTGATCGTCCCTGGCGGACTGCCCACAGGCGTGTAACCGTTGGAAACAAAGTAGTGACCACCAAATTCAGTAAGGCCCATGAACAGGTGCTCGACACCGTAAAATTTGTAACTTGTGCTTGTTGTCGGGTTCGCATATCCGGCGGGCTTATTGGCCCACCACATGACAAAATCTTTCCAATCGGTTCGACCGTAGACAACGTCCATTTCGTCGTTTGCGGTCGCGTTGATATCGAGATCGGATGTGCTTGAACTGGCTTGAAAATACCATCCAGAATATCCACGTACCTGATAGGTGTTTCCGTCATCGCCTTTCATGATGGCCACTCGCCAGTCTTGAATATGCTTTAACGGTGTTTTGTCAGGCACAGAAGGGTTGATGTAATAATTGCCATAGGCGTCCACCTGATCAAGATAAACGAACTCCATCAATCCACCAAAACCAAATAAGCTGACTGGCCATCCGGGGTCTGTGGGAGCGGTGCAAGAATTCGCTCTCAAAAAAAAAGCGGTTGACCTGTGGATTGATCTCGCTTGGCACGATAGACCCAGCCGAGTGTGGCATCCTGATTGTTTAATTCAAAAGCTGGGTCGTAGCCTGGTCCGCCACTCTGGGTGCTCGACTGGTAACTTCCATCCGTGGCGCGAGTCACCTGAGTCCATGTGTACTGACTCACGCCATTGACAACGGTTTTTGCTGTGACTTTGATCAGGAATTCACCATCACTGATCTGCTGAAGTGTCAGGCCGTTGGGAGTGACACAGGCTCGCATGCCAGAGACATTGAGTGATTTGCGTTTCATGATTATGTGGTCGGCGGTGCCGATCCTCCCTGTACGATTGCAACCTGGGCGGTTGTGGGTATGCCTACCAACGTGAAATCGAATGCAATCTTGGCGATGTCGTTAACGTCGGCACGGATCTTGGCGGACGAGAAATAGCCAAAGCCAGCGTAATGGACTGAACCGACCAAGACTTTGAAATAGTACCTGGGCGAAGTGAATGGAGTCGTCACACCCGAAACCGTCGGGACCACAGAGGAAGGCTGGATGTATCCTTCAATGGAGCCTGAAATGGTTGTGCACTCCGACCAGCCGTCCACGAAACCGTTGAACGCGGTCGTCGGAGCTGTGGACACTGGGGTGTTCTGCTCGATGGACATTGTGCCGTTCAGGATCGACGTCAAGGTGGTCGGAATTGAGCCGTCACCCGGATCAGGTGCATAGCCAAACCATTGGAAAGAGACTCTCTGACCTGAAAGGTTCTTGAGTCCGGCACCAGTAAAAACCGTGTTCGTGTAAACGATGGCTGGCATGGGTCAACCTCAGGTGTAAGGCCATACGGCAGGTGTCGCCCAACTGGCATTCGGGTCGAATCCGTAGAAGAACAAGGTGGAGGCTGCGGATGTCCAGAAATCAGCGTACTGATAAACCCGGTTCAAGTAACTGTCGTAGTTGTTTGTAAGCGTGAGATTTGGGTACATGCCAGCCGGTTGAAGTGTCGTATTCGATCCGTTGCTGGTCATCATGGGAGGCCGATAAGTGGCCCAACCATAAGTCGTCTGCTTCCATGTGATGTTGGAGGAAGTGCTTGAGATGGCAGATGGTGTGATCGGGATCAGGTTCCAATCCCTGTCTTTAGCCGTGAAGTGGTGCGTGATCTTGTAACCCATAATTCCCAAGGGCGAGATGGCAGACTCGACGTCTGAACCCTCGTAAAGTAACGAGCCTGCTGGCCATTGAACGATGTCGTGTAGATTGATCTTGCCACGCAGGGACCGCATGAGCGAGAGATTTACCCGATTGGAGGCCACCCAAGGATATTCAATTGTAATTGAATCCTTTGGCTCAATAAGGGTCTGGCCTTTACTGAGCGGGTAGAGTGGCAGATACGACCAGGTGGAATTTGCCCAGACTGTCGTGTTGGCTGGCGTGCTTGAGGTGATGATGGATAAGCCATCTTTGCCAGGCGTATCCAGTGGGTAAGAGGAATTTGTGATGGTGCCTGTGGATGTCCGCGTGTCCTGAATGCAATATCCAGTCCTGTCAGCGCCCATCTCCTGAAACTCACCTGTACCGTTCACGCTCACGTACGCGCAGTTGATCCCGAACGAGTTTATCGGCTTGAGCATCCATTCCACGTCCACGATGCAGTTGCCCGCGTTCTGGATGATATTCTGAGACGTTGCATTCGAGGTCCAGATACCATCGCCAGAATTGCCAGAGACAGAGTCCATGACATTCGGTGCAAAGTCATTCAATGGCTTGATGGACATCCGCTGTGCTGTCAGGCTTGGGATCAGCGAATGTTCAATCTGTTCTTTGAATGGATAGGTTGGCGATGGGGTTCCCAACGTGGCGTTCGCGGATGCAAGGAATCGACCAGCAGGGTCGATGAGATTGCGTGCGAAAGTGAGCGTTTCCGTAGTGTACGGTGCTCGCCAGCGTCCTGAGTAGGTCAGGGTGTTGGCTTCACCTGAATAGCCAAAACCGTCCGTATGAGGAATCCAGAGCGGAAAGATTTTCATCCGGCAAAACCTCCCAAAGCCGTTGGCGCACTTCCGGTCGCCAGCGTTGTCTTCTTGGTCACATTGGAAACGCCGGTATCTTTGGGCGCTGTGTTGGTTGCGATTTGCTCCAAAACAGAAAGCTGCTTATCCGGTTTTTGTGCGAACACGCCAGACAACAACGAGTTGAAAGCAGACGAGCTGGCTTTCATACTGGTCGCGGCGGGTGCGTCCAGCCCAAGGGCACCGGCACCACTCAAAGATGGCGTGGAAGCGGTGAATTTGTCCTTCAGTTCGCCCACTTGAGCATCAAATGATGCTTTCGATGCAGCGATGCGTTCCTGTGCAGCTGCACTGTCATCACGAATGAGTTGCTTGGCACCGCCCATGTCCTGCTTTGCAATTAGCCCGAGGCTTAACTTGCTTGCGACAGCGGTTAATGCCTCCCAAATGGAGAGCAGCGTGAGTGCAATCCCGTTTGTGATCAGCTTCCACGTGTCGGCAGGGTTAGCCAGAAACGCGGCCACCTGTGCGGCATAGCCTGATACGGTGGTTAGAGCGTTTGTCAATGCGTTGACGATCGGGCCGATAAGGGCGTCGGCGGCAAGTGCAATGTAGGAAAACGCGGTGTAAATGTTTTCGCCTAGCTTCTTAAACGCCCCACCCTCAGCGACCTTCATAATGGTATCCATAAATCGACCACGGAAATACTGAAATGCCTGACCCACAATCAGCAGATCCTGCCCCACGCGGGTGGATGCAGCGGTGGTCTTGGTGTCAGATGCCCGGCCAAGGTTGGCGAAACCGTACTTTGTTCGGTCGAAATCGCCCTCGGATCGCTTGGTTTTGGCCATGAACTTAGAAATGACATATTCCGAACGGGTTTTCCCGCTGGCTTGCTGGTCCTCTGCGCTTGCGTCCACGCCATATTTTCGGAGGATCTGGAATTCACCCGCCATCGCTGATGCCAGATTCTCACGAATCATCTTCGGGTCGGCGTTGTCCTGGGATGCCAGATCACCCACCCTGACTTCCAATTGTTCGGCAAGGTTTTGGGCCATCTGCTTACCGACACCCTGATTTGTCAGTTGGTTGACAGTTGCCAGATAACTTTCAAGTATCTCAGCCTGTGATCCAAGCCCTTTCGATTCCAAAGCCGCCGAAAACTTCTTAGCCTGCTCCGCACTGCTGCCAAGCAGAACATCCGTTTTCGAGAGCGTTTCATTGAGCGTGCTGGCGTTGGTGATACTGGCCCCGATGCTGCCTGCGATGCCGGAAAACGCACCTCCGATACCTTTCGCCAACAGGTTCCCGAGCGCGAACGCACCGACTGACTTCGCAAATCCACCGACAGCTCCGAGCGCTTTGGATAAGCCATTGGTCAGCCCGGCAAGGTTCGTGCCGATCTTGACATAAAGATTACCGACCTCAGATCCGGCCATGATGCAAAGCCTCCAAGAGCGGAGCGGACAGCTCCAAGATTGTCTGGGGCTGCAATAGCCCAGGCGGGTCCGATTCTGCCGTTACCAGAGCAACGGCTTGAATCGGTGTGAGTTCCAAAACGTCCTGATAGGACAGGTGGCATTCGACGACTAAGTGGCGGATCAATTTATGCCAGTTTACCGGGTCGCTTGATCCGCCGCTGTGGGGGAGGGGTCGCCCGGTCGCTTGCCGGTCCAGGCGTAGGTTGCCAGATCAGCGAACCGCATCGGGTCCATGACATCGACGATGGCCGCGGCCTGTGCTGTGGTCGTGTCCGGTTGGAACTTCCGCAGCATCTCCGCAACCACGGCCACCTGTAGGTCAATCGAACGGAGGATAAGCGCCACGCCGTCCTCGGAGTCGATTGCGGGTGGAAAGTAGGCCCTCTGACGGATGGCCACCTTGAAGATCTCAGCGACTACGGCAGGACTCTGACCACGGCTGGCGATATTGGCCAATTCCATTGGGTCATCGGCCACCTTTCGCACTGTGGCCTGAATCCTTGCCCGGCCACCGATAGTGAGCGGGGACAATTTGAAGATTGCCCCGCCGGATTCGACTTCAATAAAGTCATCACCGAGTTCGTTCAGGTGAAATACTGCTGGCATGATCGGTCCTTAATTGGCGACGAGTGTGGCGTTTTCGGTGGTCAAATCACCGTGATTTTGAAGGCTGAAATCCATATTCAGGATGTCGTTTGGATCGAGCGAAGTGGAATACTTCGTAATCATGAACGTACCGAGAATAGACAGGCTTCCAGAAGTGACGTTTGCCGTTAGGAAATCGCCCCGTTTAAATGTCCACGTGGTGCCGTTTGAAAACGGTGCTGTGAGGTTCGCCTGACTGACATAGCAGCTCAGTTCCATCGTGGTTTTGGAATTGCCGTAGGCCACCAGTGTGCCGTTCTGGTTGGTGGGGGCTTCGGCGACTTCGATTTCACCGTCAAGCGAGCCGGATTTAATGACCAACGGGATGGCGGTCGCGTTGGCGGTTGCTACGAGTGATTGTGTGATCGGGGTAACGATCACGGTTCCATTACGGAATGTCTGCGGATTGCCTTTTGGCATGGCTTAAAGCCCTTTCAAAGTCAGGATGGGGTGATGAGGAATTCGGCGGAGAACTCGAAGGCCCAGACATTGGCTTGGCCTGTGGAAAACGGGGTTGCGTACTGTTCGGGCTGGATTGTCACGTTAATGAAACCTGCACAGGTGAAAGCGTTCATCATGGTGACGGCTGCGAAACCTTTTGTATAAGCCTCTACGGCGTCCATCGCGAGGATCGTGAAGCCGTATTTGTAAGTGTCGAAATAGAACGGTGCGTTGGAGTGATCACGTGAGAACCCTGTGGGTTCCATCAATGCGATTGGCGGGGTGCCGGTCGCGGGTGCGTATTCAAGCCACAGGTGCGGCAAAGTGCCACGATTTGCGGTCCAGTAGTCGATGATGGTTTGCGGTAGATTCAAGCCGGGACCTCCAGTGATGGTGCACGCCTGACAACTTCAAGCTCGGTGTGGTGATCCAGCATGGCAGGGAGTCTGACGGATGCAATTTGAGCGGTGAAAGTGATGCCCGTGTTAGTCGCAACTTTGATCCAGTAACTTTCTTCGATCGGTTGAGCCTGAATGCCTGGCAGATAGACTGTGTACCGGCCTGATGTCTGCTCAAAGCTCCCACCTGTGACGGTTCGCGTGGTGCTTTTTTGGTCCACCCGGCAGCGTGTGGCGACAACCTTTTCGAGCACTTGCGTGACCTGGCCCATCGTGCCCTTGGCGTTCACTTCACGGTAGATCGTGCATGTGGCGTTGAGAAGCCGCTCAGGGAAATTCATTTCTTTCCCGCCTTGACGATCGCCGTCTGAATAAGAACTTGTATTTCAGGCAGGCAGGAGATGAAAGCAGGCTTCATATACGGTCGCGGAGCCAGATTGAGCATCCCCTTGCCACCAAGTTCCTGAATCCGTGCGTAGATCAGTCCATAACGTGGCCCAACTTTGGCAGACATTCCGCCGCGGGCAGTTTCAATAGAAATCTGCTGGAGATTGCCGCTTTGTTTGTGTGGTGGTGATCCCGGTTCTGAGGCAGTCACCCACCGGCTGACTGGCGATCCGTACCAGTAGATCCGACTGACGCCGCCGGCTGACCCACCGAACTTCATTGTCTTTTTCTTACCCTTGACCGTCTTCAGGCCGTCGATCTTGCCAAGCCCATCCTGATAAATCTTGTCATTCTTTTCTGTCGCTGTCATGCCCTTGAAAGCCTTGCCAGTCTGCTTATTCAAGTCTTTTGTTGCGGATTTGCCGGACGTGTTCAGTAGTATCTTGGCTGCGTTGCTAACCTTGCCAGCCGATGTGCGGATGGCTTGTGCCATTTCTTTTCTCAGGCGAGCCTCGTACTGTGGGCCTCGCCAGTGCAGTTTGAATGAAGTGTTTATCATCCCATCACCACATTACGATAAGGTTGCAAAAGCTGTGTCACAAGTGCGGGCAGCACGCTGCCGGTATTTAATACCTGATACATCGCCGAATAATCACCGATGCGTTCCATCTGGATCGGTGCCGGATTCTGACCATTGTTCTTCAAGTGCACCGCAGTTAGTGCAATCGCCAATTTGACATCGGCAGTGAGGTCAGCAGGCAGAAAAGTGCGGGCACAATATTGGTCGATCAATGACGATGCCGCCGATAGATAGGCCACAGCAGCAGATGCCGCCCATGTGCCGATCACTTCGATATATGTCGTGGCTTCAGATTGCGAGATGTAAGCGGCCATCGTTTTACCTCAAGTGAAAATGAGACCCGGCGGGCAGGGAGAGACCCGCCGGGCTGACTACCACACCAACAAAACCAAACTCAGGAAACGGCTTCTTTGATGCTGGCAAATGCGTTGGCATCGCGAACGGCACCGCCAATACGGTACTTGTAATTCAGTCGGATCAAGTTGTCACCCTGCTTTGACATGTCATCAATGATGACCGTAAAGCCTTGGCGAACGAGCAGGTAGTATTCCTGAAAGTCACCAATCAGAATCGAACGAGCAGCAGCCACACCAGAGGCTGGCATGTACTCCACGTAATTCACTGGAACTCCAAACATTTGATAGCTTGGAGAATTCGAGAACGTACCTTGCTGGAAGCTAGAAAGAAGAGGAATCCCTTGCGAATCCTTCACCTTATAGAGCTTGCCATGTGTGGCACGATTCATCACCCATGACAGATTGGAAGCGTAGCTTTCCTTGAACGAGAAGAACAGGTCAGCCAGGTTGTTATAAATGGTGGCGTCAGTCGAGCCGAGGCTGGCTGATGTGCCGGAAAGCTGGGTTCCGATTGAGGTGTTGGCCAGAATCGCTTCACAAGAGTCAGAAAGTGCGGTCGCCGAAAAGACTTCTTTGTCAATTCGGTTTGCGAACAATTTGCTCGACTCTTGTTGCAGGTAGCTGGACATTCCCGGCGCGTCTTGAAAGAAGTCAGCCGAAATATCCTGAACCATCGTGCCGGTTTTAGCGGTGATGGTCAACTGTGAAAACGGACCGGTGTCAATCGCCGTGGCGGTTGGTGATTCGCCCTTGGTTGGCCGGTTGTTGGTGCCGATTGTACCGACACGACCACTATCCGTGTTGGTGTCGGTATTCTTCGGGAACGTGACGCTGGATACGTTGGTCGTGATCACGCGACACAGTTGCAATGCCTTCGGAGTGACCGAGCGTTGCGTGATGAGATCGAAACGGAAGTCAGGCGCCACAGCGTTGGAACCGTTCGTGGACGATGCCAGAGTCATGGCCTTGCTGAATGGAATAAAGAATTCATTCCAGCCAAGGTTCCTGTCGCCACCTTTACCGTATCGTTCCAGCATGTCGCGATGGTTGCGGCTCTTGACCCGATCGACGTTGCCACGGGCCTCCAGAAGACCTTCAAACGCTTTGCTGTAATCACGAGATGAAACGGCTTCGGAGTCTGTCAGGCTGGCAAGGTCTCCACCGTCAATCACCTGACCACTGTGGCGGTCAATTGTGGCGGCTTTATAGGTTGGCTGTGGGCGCTGTGGCTTGGCCGACAGGCTTTCGATCATGGCGTTGGCGTTTTCAACAGCCTTCACCAGATAGTACTCCTTGTCACAGGCCTCAAGCCGATCGTTGGCGGCTTGCAGGTCGGCAGACTTTTCGGCCCGGACATCGTCGGGAGCCGCAAGAATTTCGTCACGTAGTGCAATCACTGTGGAAGCGAGTGCAATGCGGTCTTCGGCAATGGATGCCGCAGAGCGGATTTCATTTGCAATACTCATCTTTAAGAACCTTTCGTTTACCGCTTGGCGGCGGTCAATATCGA